TCTTCATCTCGTATGTCATGTCGCTTCGCCCATCGGTCCACGGAATCCCAAGGAATAAAACCGAGGCCATTGACCATTTGGCGACTTCCACAGAGATCGTTAAAACATTCCCAGTAGATCCAATCCCACTCTTGGATTCTAGGTTTGTTTTGAATCGCTTTCGGGATTGGTAGCTTGTTTGCTTTCGCGGCCTTGACAAGTTTTTCATCCTTTCCATCCTTGGCCCAGGTCAGTTGATATTCCAAGGCCGCGACTAGTTTTTTGCTGTCTTGATTTTTACCTCGTCCTGAAAATTACTGAGGAGGTGCGAATCGGCAATCACATCGTTGAGCAGGTCAGGCATGTAACAGAATAATTCGTAACAGGTCTCTACACTGAACGGGACCTCCTCGCCGTCCGAATTGATCACGCCTGCCCAGCCGACCACGACCGACTTGGCCCAGACTTCGGCCAGGAGGACTTTGTTGTCGGTTTCGGAGACCTTCCCCGCGACGATATCCTCCGCGACTGGTTTCATCACCTCGTTGTAAATCTTTTTCCATTCAGGATTTCTCGCGCCGGCTCGTTTAATTCTCAGGCTGAAGGTGCCGTGGGGACATCTGTAATCCATCACCACGCCTTTTCTTTCGAGATCCATACTGCTGCCGAACCGCTGATACACGTTGGCAAACTTGTTCTTTAAAACGTCCTCTCCGTTGACCACTTCGACCACTTTCTTTGTTTCCCCTTTTGCCATGACTTCCCCCTTCGCACGAGAGACGCGAGGCTCCTCCGAGCCTCGCGTCACAGATGATTATTGAACCTTGTGAAAGCGTTGGATCTGCACCGTGTACAAATCGTTCGCCGATTCCAAGATCGCTTGGAATTCAAGGTTGATGAAAATATCCGAATTCTGACTCGGCACAGGTGCTCCGCCAGTTGAATATTTCAACCTCGGCATGTCGAACAGGATGGCCTTGCCATTGCTATCCTGCACTCGCATGTCGAGGCTCCTCTCAGTGTTGTTAATCACGTCCAGCAAATACGAGATGCTGTCGAAGTAACAATTGGTATTTCCGGTCACGAGCATCGATCCGGAACCGATCCCCGCTGCTCCTAAGACCCCCACGCATTTTTGCTGGCGGAGATTATTAGCGAAGTTGATCGCTCCGTCAAATACGCAGCCGTCGAGCGTCGTAAACGGCCCATCGACGCCTCGCCCAATTCTTCCCACGTTGGAAGAGGTATTGAGCACTGCATTCTGTGGTGCCGCGACATCAGTCGAGCCAGTAAAACGGGTCGGCGTCGGGTCTGCTGTAAACCCTAGCCAGTTCATGCTGGCCGTCATAATGGCCGCTGACGGTATAGCGATTCCGAAGGTATCCAAATGCATCCCTCGGAAGTATTGGAAATTGATCGGCGAGTGATCTTGGAATTGTTCTTCCAAAGAATAGGAACGCTTAGTCGTTCCATTCCGCAACCGATCACCAAAGAACAACCAGACCAGTTCCGTGGTCGAGGCATCTGCCGCCCATCCGGTCGGAACCACATCGAACGTGAGGATATTGGCTGCAATGGCCGAGATTCTTACCCAGTCATTGTTTTCAGCCGTGGGCAGTTGATTGGCTGCGAGCGTTCCTCCGATCTTCATCCAATCCCCAACCAGCAAGCCCAAGGTAGTGAAGTCCAGGATGGTGCTTGTGAGGGTGTCAGGACTGACCGTGGAATCGATATCGCCCGCTGCCCCTTGGACGCCGACGTTATACACTCTGGCCGCTGCTCCTGGTGAAGCATTGGCCGTCAAGCCACTCGCTGCCGTAATCGTGGTGGCGTCGGATGTAGCGATCGCAGGGAAAACAATTTCATCGTTCGCATCGCCGAAGCCTTCCAAATAAATCAGGTCCTGCACCACAAAGGCAGTGCCGGTATTGACCGTGATAACCTGTCCCGTGATATCGGTAATATCCGCCCCTTGGCGATTATTTCTCTCGGTCCATGCACTGTACATCGCACCTTCCAGTATCGTGTCCTGTGCGCCGAAACTTAACTCCGCACTGACTTCTCCACCAGCTTCCGCATCCGTCAAAATCAAATCGGGGATATTCCTATCTGGCCGAATCTCTTCTGAGGAAACAGTGGTTGGCGCAAACTCTAGGGATGGTGCTCCAGTAATCCTCAAGGCTTCCCAGGCCGGAGTCGGCGGTGTGGTTCCTGGTGTCACTTCTTCCACAACCGCCAGAGCAAATCTATTTGCATCGCTCATCGTATTATCCTCCCGTTGTTAAAGTGACACCGAACCTAGTCACTCCACCTCATCGAAAATAAACTCTGCACTCACGTTTTGCTGATACCACTTCCCATCTGGTCCGACCTCGACAATTCCTTCGTTCCGAAACCATAAACCGCCAGCAAGCTGCACTCCTCGGAAGACATTTCTTGCTAGGGTTGCGAGTAATGTATTGGCAGATTTGCCCCCGCCCACAGGAGTAAATACCTGCACAAATACAAAGCCCTCGTTCCTGAAACGACGGTCGCCAACGATACCAAGGCAGGAAATAGACCCCGTGGTAAACTGCACGTTCAGTCTGACCCACGGGACGTTGAGACCTTCAGCGTCGAAGGCCTTATTATCGAAAGCAACAGGAGTGGTAGTCCCCCATGCCGCTACAAATGCACCTTGAATAGCTTTATCTGCTTCGTCTGGCGTGAGACTACTCATGGCTTGAAAATATTTCCTGATGCGCCCACGGCTTTAACTCCAGCACGTAAGGCCCGTTGCACAAATCCCGCTGGCTTTTTAATTGCACGTCCTTCGTTCAAGCCTTTCGCATATGGAACATTGTTTGAAAAGATAATGATATTGACTTTGCTTCCTATACCCATTTCATAATTTGCAATGACCGGACGTGCTCTAGCGGCGGCCTCACTTCCGCTCTTGTCAAAACCTGCTAGCTCATCGGTTTTACGGTCATTGATTGAGACTTGCCAATTATTTCGGAAGTGACCAGACAAAACGGGTGAATCAATCAAAATGGCCGAAAAGCCAGCAAAGGCTACTTCACCAACCCTTTGACTGATTCCTTTATTCAAGTCATTTGTGACCCTTTTAATTTGTAGACGAATGTTATTTGCCATTAGCTTCGTACCTGCAAATCAAACATAATTGTTTCGGTCAAATTTCCTGGCTGCAAAGTATTCACGGTGATGATTTTCCATTCCGTTCCATCCGCATCCAGGATCTTGTCCTTGGTTTGGGGTTGTGTGGCAGGCAGATCCAGTTTGGCAATGAGGCAACGTTTGTCGCCCATCTGAAGGAGCGTGTCCGATCCCCCGATGCCGAAGGTATTACGGAAATTTAAATCCGATTTTTTGTATTCCAGAAACACAGCTGGGACGTTGGTAATCTCTACATTGGCGGTATTTGGGCCCCATGGTTCATTTGGGTTTTGTGGGAAGTCTGAAACAATTTGCATAGTCACCAGTCGCCCGTTCTTGGTAATCAATTTCTGTGCAAGAGTCTGGAATTTTCCGAATCGAGTGGCCATTTATTTTTTCTTCCCTTGACTGGCTTTGATGGCTTGCCCTTGTCGAACCGCTTGTGCTCGCGTTGGAAATACTTTGCCTGATTGCCCAAATTTGAATCCCTTAGATGTTTTAATGACTGGCATCGTTAACTCCTAAAGACCAGCCCACTCGGTCGCAGGTATTCTTTGAGTAAGCTGTCAGCCTTTGGATATGGCACCGAAATTTGTATGGCCCCGCCTTCGATCCATTTGGTGACTTCCTCAATCACGTCGACCTTTTCTTTTTTCTCCACCACTTGAAGCCCTGTCGCGACATCAGGATCCGGTTGCAATACAGATCCGGCATTCCTGACCGCATACTCGGCGACGGCCTGCATAAGTCGATCGGGGATTCCGCATACTTCCAGCCCATCTCGATCCCATAAATTTGTGCGCGGGAATGAAAGGGGTTGAGGCCTTCCGACGAGGGTGCCTCCGATAAGGGTTGCGCTGCTCCAGGTCGCACCAACAACCGTGGTCGTACTGACGATCGTGTTACCTGGTGTGCCTTCTTCAAGGCTTTCCGCAACAAGTGCGTTATCTTCAAAGGCCGAGGCTTGAGCGTCAGCATTCACCACGGTGCCGGTTCCATGTGTCACGCCAGCCTGATCTGGGGAAGCTGCGATCGCATTGATTAAATTATTCATCGACTCCTGAATACTGGCCCCGATCAACACATCGTCGGCCGACGCAAGCGCGGCCACGAAGGTATAGGTCTGCGCCCCTAGCACCACCGCCGAAGCCGCAATGGGCAGCGAGGCGAAAGTCAGAACCGCCTTGGCCCGTGTAAGGTTTCGCCATGTTTTCTGGCCCATAAACGACAGCCGAAACCGGCCTTCGATGTAATCGGTGGCTTCGATAATGTGGGCTTGCTGAACACCCAAGATTAAGCTGGCCCATGTGTTTTCGTCTTGTCGATTTCGATCTGTTAAATAGGCCAAGACAAAGGTATCACTGGCGTAGCTGTTGGCTGAAGGAATGCCTGATCCATCTTCAACAATGAAAGACATAATTTTTTCCTGTTAGGTTACATGCAATAGATTTCTTACATTGATATCTACATCCCAATTGGAAAACCCTCCGCTATAAACCACCTTGAAAGTTGCCCTGTGTATTTCATTGGGCAGTGCAGTCAATGGAAAAATAATGGCGGTGTCTGCTGGCTCCATGACAAACGTCAGGTTACCCAGAGCATCCACGGTGACACCATTCGCATTTAACGCGTTTTGATCTGTCCGACCATTGATCTCGGTTCCATCAAGAGTACACAGAGAGATCGTCAGCGCAGATATATCCGCAAGCGGAATGATGACACCATCTTGATCCTGAAGCACAGCGGTATAGATCGCTGTGCTTTTTTCGTTGACTATTTTTGCGAACTTTGTTGGTAAAACTGACATTGGTTATGCCCAGGTTGAGGTAAGAGCGCCAATGGCAAATCGTGGTGCCTGATCGCCGTCGTTGATAACTTCTGAAGAAGTCAAAGACGCATAACTAAACATACTGGCTACTCCCGTTGCTCGATCCACTCTTGCAAATGAAATGACTGTTCCCCAATTTGCGCCGGATGGTGCAGGGAACGTAATTGCTAATGAGTTGGCCGTTTGCCCCGTTCCACCGGCAGGCACATCATAATTTGCGTCGAGTGGTTGATGGGCAGTTCTGGCA